TACCCAGAGGATCACAAGCACGTGAGGATGAGGTTACACCAGGGTGATGTGATCCGGTTTACGGCAGAGGTGAACGTGTACACCAAAGGGACGTTGAGGCACAGGCGGTTCGACTTTGGGTTGATCCATCCGAGGGATGTTGAGCGAATTGAGCAAGAGATGGAAGCTTAGTTTGGACAAATTGGACACTATACGCGCGCGTGAGATATGAGAGCAGCAGAAAAGAAAACCAAACAAGAGAATTTTCTGAAAGCATACGCTGATTGTTGCAGTGTGAGACGGGCATGCCAGACGGCGGGTGTTGCTCGCTCTACGGTGTACAACTGGCAAGAGACGGACAAGGCTTTTGCTCAACAATTTGCTGAGGCAACAGAGGATTCCAACGACCTTATTGATGATGAAATTGTGCGTCGTGCTGTACATGGCTATGAAGAGCCAGTGGTGAGCAATGGCAAACTGATTTATGGTGAGGACGGACGACCTCTGACTGTAACCAAGTACAGTGATACTCTTATGCAAATGCTTGCGAAATCACGTATGCCCAAGTATCGAGATAAGCAGCAGGTAGACGCTAACATCAACCATAGTGGCAGTATTGACTCAAAAACCATTGCATTTGACCCGAAGTCTCTCACTGATGACGAACTGAAGGCGATGAAAGACGTGCTCCTGAGAGCTGCGCAGAGGGAGCACGAATAATGGTTATGGTCATGACTGCCAAGCAGATGTTAGAGGAAATTGAGAAAGAGGAGACGTTGCGTGCGTCTCGCATTGCCTTCAATGACTTCGCTGCATTTTGTAAGCAGGCATGGCCGCATCTTCTTCCTGGTGTACCGCTCAAGTAGAACTGGCATCATGACGCATTGTGTGAACATCTCCAAGCAACGCTCACAGGGGACATCCTCAAGATGGTGATCAATATTGCCCCTGGACACTCAAAGAGCACCATTATCTCTGTCATGTTTCCTGTCTGGGTCTGGATACATATGCCACATGCACGGTGGTTATGTGCCTCTAACAATATCAGCTTGGCCCTGCGAGACAACATGGATGCTCGCAGATTGATTGAGTCTGACTGGTTTCAACTGTGCTATGGAGATCGCTTTCAGCTCTCTGAACAGCAAAATGCGAAGATGTTCTACTCCAATGACCACAGTGGTTATCGCATGGCTACAGCAGTCAAAGCACGCACTACAGGTAAAAGAGGCACCCATTTACATATAGACGATCCACATGATGCGATGGAAGGGGAGAAAGACCGCAAAGCGGTGATTGACTGGTTTGGGAACACCTGGCTTTCCCGTCTCAACGACTACGAAACGGGCGTGATGATCGTTGTTGGACAGCGCATACATCATGCCGATCTCACGGGGCATATTCTCAAGAATTTGGATGGATGGGAGCATCTCAATTTGCCAACCGAGTATGAACCATCACGCAAATGTTTTACCTCTATTGGTTGGAGTGATCCCAGAACGCTTGAAGGCGAGTTGCTTTGGCCTGAAAAGTTTCCACAGGCGACCATCAATGACCTTAAAAAGTCGCTTGGTTCGATGGTGTATGCTGCACAGTATCAGCAATCGCCCGTGCCTCTTGAAGGTGGTATGTTCAAGTCACACTGGTTACGGTATTTTACCTCGCATGGGGACTACTACGAACTTGAGACGGGCGGTAGTGTACGCCGTGTCCAAGCAGGTACATGTGTCAAATTTATCACATGTGACTTGGCTATTTCAGAGAAGCAGAATGCAGACTATACCGTGTTTGCCGTCTGGGGTGTCACTGAAGAGAAAGACCTCCTCTTACTGGATGTATTCAGAGACCGAATAGACAACCCAACGCAGCAAAAGGAAATCCAATTCCTGTACCAACGCTATCAACCTTCCTACATCGTTGTTGAAACGGTCGCCTATCAACTCTCTTTTGTGCAGCAACTTCGCACTCTTGGTCTACCAGTGAGGGAGTTTAAGCCGGTTAAAGATAAGGTCGCAAGGGCTATTACTGCATCTGTCATGTATGAAGGTGGCAAGGTGTATCATCTCAAAAACACCGCATGGTTAACCGATACCGAGCAGGAATTGTTACTCTTCCCGAAGGCGACCCATGATGATGTCGTTGACAACGTAAGCATGGCTTGTGAGCAGGTAGCACAGGGGTTCTCTGGTGATGGTGGAATGATCATGCTTCAAATAGATGAGCAAGATGCTGGCCTCGGCTGGTTTTAGGAGAGAAACATGTCGCGTCGCACAACCAAACGCAATCGCAGTCCCAAGCCCGTGCTCGAATCGCGTGGCACCCTGGCCCTGGTCGAACGCCGCCAACCGGACCCGGAATCAGAGTTGACGCTCGAAGAGAACTTGCGTCTGCTTGAAGCTGGGAGCAAAGCCTCACGTCGCCTCAAAGGCGGTAGTGGAGCCTCACGCTCATTCTCCCTTGCGTGGGACGAGACCGAAGCGATGGGCATTACAGCGGATATGCGCCGTAGTGGACCCGGTATGCTTTCTGACCAGGACCGCAAAGAGACACTGTATCAAGCCTATCTCAATTCGGTATGGATTAGTGCTTGCGTGGATGTCATCGCAAAGCGTATCACCAGTGGTGGCATGGTCATTGAACTCACCGAAAAAGGCGTCGAAAATCAGGCCGAATATGACCAGTTGCATGAGTTCCTGCACTACATCAACGAAGACGAAGACTTCCTCCAGCTCATTCGTAGCATTGCAACTGACATCCTGATCTATGGTGAAGCGTACATGGAGATCGTGCGCAAGAACGGTGTGCCCTTCTCTCTCCACAAAATTGATTGCACCACGATGAACTACAAACTGGATAAACATGGCAATGTTGTCCAGTACACCCAGAACATGAACCATAGCACCGAGACCGTGACCTTTGAGCCTGATGATGTGATCAGGTGGTGGCTCCCAGATCCCAAAGCCGGGAAGAAAGCGTTATCCCCCATTGAGCGTATCCTTGGTTCCATCGATGCAGATGCTCACATGGCAGATTGGGTACGGGCATTTTTCCGCAAGGGGGCGCGTCCACCCTTCTGGATCAAATTTCCAGGGAGCAAGGAAGAGGCGAGCCGCTTCGTCACATGGCTGCGGGAGAATTACACAGGACAGGCCAATGCCCACATTCCGATGGTGCTCTATGATGATGCCGAACTCCACGAAATTGGTAAGGGCGCGGTGGACATGGACTTTGCTAAGGGGCGTGGCATGATGAGGCAAGAGATCCTGGCAGGCTATCAGGTCCCTCCTGCCATCGTCTCGCAGATTGAGAGTGGCAATATTGGTGGTGGTACAGGTGAGAGCCAGGACAAGAGCTTCCAGTTCAATGCGTGTGATCCCGTCAAGGCTCTGATCTTTGAGAAGTTCAATTATAGAGTCATCAACAAGGGCTTTGGCATTAAGAACTGGCAAGTATCGACAAGATACGCCGATTTCAGGTCCGATGATGCGGTAAGCACGATCTTGGATAAGGCTATTCGCAACGGTTCTATGACCATCAATGAGGTACGTGCTGAGACTGGTAAGGCACCGTTAGATGGTGGTGATGAGGCTGTGATTGTTACGACAAAGGAAATCCAGCCGGTTCAGCGCTTAGTTCAGCTTGCAGATGAGCAAACTCAACAAACACAAGCAGCTATCCAGCAGGCCCAAGCACAGCTTGAAATGACCAAGGTTCAAATCGACAAAGCCAAGAACCCGCCTGCACCTCCGCCTATGCTCAACGCTCCACAACAGCAGAACGAGCCCCAGAAATCGCCTCCTAATGCAAAACAGGGCAACGCAAAGCAGAGTGCTAAGGATGATGAGGATAACCAGGAAGACAAAGAGGCACAAGAACGCTATGTGCGTGACCTCCAGAATGCCGTCTCACATGTAACCGAGATCCTCACCCGTGCCGATGAGCACCTACGCATCATCCGCATGCAAGAGGCGGGTATACCTCAACCAGTCCAGGTCGTCATACAGACAAACGAAACGTCGCGCATAGATGCGCCTCACAATGATACGAATGAGCCAACAGAGCCAAGTCAACCCATCGCGAATGATGTGCTTAGTGAGGGCAATCGTGATCGTCCTGCAATGTTGCAGCAACACACAGGCATGATGGTCGCCTTCATGCTTGATCCGGATGTTGCCTCTCAATTAGCCCTGCCCGGTGGTGAAGATCCGGCAGACCTGCATGTGACCCTGGCATTCTTGGGCGATATGGGCGACACGATGCCAGAGGGAAAACTGCATCCAGTGCAGACGCTGGATAATCTTAAGGATGTTCTCTCTGGATTTGCAGAACGTATGCAACCGCTATCAGGGAAACCCGGTGGTATTGGTCGCTTTATCAATGCCCATACGGATGTAACACCTGTCATTGCCCACGTGAATGCTCCAGGTCTTCAGGACTGGCGACGACAGTTAGTAGAGACGTTGGAGGCTGCCAGCTATCGGGTTCACGATGACTTTGACTACCTTCCTCACCTGACCTTGGCATATATCCCAGATGATGCCCCGATGCCAGTCGATACCATTCCCACGGATGTGTACTTCTCCTTCGACACACTCTGCCTTACGATTGGCGATGACCGCTACTACTTCAAGATTGGCGGCAACGATTCGGGCGATGGCATGCACGTAGAGAGCACAATTGAAGAGACTAAGAAACCAGCCATAGCAGCACGCAATGAGTGGTGTCCACCATCCTCTACTCAACTCGCTTTGGAGAAGGATCTCGCCAAAGCCATCAAGTCCTACATCAGCAAGGCCAAAGCCACGAAAGATGGCGTGACCCTACCGGATGAGACAGCCCATGACCACCTCCATGAGGCCCTGCTCGATGCACTGAGCAAAGCCGTGAACGAGGGCAGGCACATTGCGCTAGGCACGCACGAAGAGAGCATGGTGAGTGCAGCCAAGAACCTGGCAGGGCGTGCTGTGGAAGTTATCAGTGATATCGTGACCCAGATCAAGGCCAAGGCCAAAGACCTGATCGACAGTATCTTTGGCGATGATGACGTAAACCCAGACGATGCACAGCAGGTGCTCGATGACCAGATAGAGCAGTGGGCAGACGAGTACAGCGACATGGTGGCGCAAACCGAAGTGCATGCAGCGGTAGAAGGTGCGGTGCTCGATGAGATGCAGCAGGCAGGTGTGGGCAAGATGCGCTGGTTAGCAGAACCCGATGCGTGTGAGATGTGCCGTGAGTTGGCAGAATCTGGAGCTATTGATACCACCGATGAATGGTCTGGGGGTATCACATCACCACCTGCTCACCCGAATTGTAAATGCCAGGTTGGAATGGTAGAGGAGAACTAAATTGAGCAATACAGAACCACGAAAAGAGGAACGTTGCGGTATTATCCGCATAACAGCGGAGGCAATGACATATCTCGTGCCTGAGATCACCATCAATCTGTGTGACACGCAGGGCAAGATGCGTGAGCAGGGACTCTTTGAGAAGGTGCACGAGAAACTCCTCTTACCCGCATCGTATACCGTTCTAGGCATCTTCACTGAACGGTATGGACGAGGATGGGCAATTGTCGTTGAGTCGCCTGAGTTGCCAGTCGCACAGGAATTGGAAGAGTATCCAGACATCGAACTCATGTATCGTTATGACTTCAAAGATGATTTGTCGATCAAGGATGTCTATCTTGCCCATCTAAAGGTCGTGCACAAACTCTATACGCGACCATTGGGCGTTGAGGCGGTGGCGAGGTCACTATGAGCAATACTTGTGAGCGTTGTGGCGGCGCGAAATTGGCATGGTACAAAACAGAGGCGGTTGCTGGCGGCCCGTGGACAGAGGTCGTTGGGAGCATACAGACAGTCATATCAGACCATACAACACCTGCACCTATCTCAGCAGGATACACACCCTCAATACTCAAGCTGTGCAATTGCCCACTTGAGCGGCCCAAACATGCAAAGTGGCGCATTATTCCTGACGAGACGTATTGCGGCGCGGTGACTTTTACCAATGAGGTGACTGATATAAAACTAAAGGCGACGACAAAATGGGATGGATGTACCGATCTTTGGTTGGATGGGGACGAAGAGGAGTGCTGCCAGCACGTCTGTGATCTTGACGCATTCATTGCTTCGCTTCAGTCCGTTCGTGAGAAAGCGCGATCCTACTTTTATGGTGAATTTGGTGTTGCCACACTGAGTGATGAGGAGCGATTGCAAAAGATAGCAGCATTCCAGAAAGAAGTGCAAGAAGCATGAGCATTATGGATCATGACCCCAAGTATGCCAAGTTGCGTATGTGGCGAGAAGAGCGTGAGAGGGTGATAATGCAGGAACGTTTGCGTAAGTGCCATAGGATGATCCCGCGTAAGGTCTGGACGGGTAATCTGTACAACTATAAGCCAATCACTGCGTTGGTAAGGGAGTAGGAACTATGCATCTAACAAAGACCTTTAATCCACCTGCGCGGTGTATCGTATCTATTCGTGGTAATTCACAAGGTGGCACTGTACGCATTGTTGGATATGATGATGCAGAAAAAACCATAGAAGATCAAACACAGAAAATCCCGGCAGCGCCCATGCATCCGGTAGTTGGGCACTATTGTGAAATTTATAGCATCCATCTGTTTAGCAAGGTAGATGTATATATGACGGGACTAGAGGAGGCCACGGTTGTTATCAGTGGTGATGTTCCCCAGACCTACACCTTCCCAGCTCCTGTATCCTGTCTCTCTGAACAAGAACGAGCAGAGATCCGACGCATTGCCCGTGAAGCCGCGCAAGAAGTCATTCGTGAGATGGTGAGTGAGTTAAAGAGAAAGGGGCCGCCAGTTCTATGATCCAACCCTATAATCATCCACTCGACCCATCTCAAAGGCTCGTTTACGAAGCCACGCCGGCGGACATGATGCAGTGGTCACACCAGTATCCATTCGGCAACACGGCCACCTTTAACCAGGAACTGGAGACCTATCTCCCACAGAATGTGTATATTGCACCAACCGGTAGTACACCAGCCACCAACGAGCTGATTCTGGAAGCGCGCAACACAGGTGGTGGTAACTCTAGCGTTGGCAATGGCAAGTACACGAGTGGCATGATTGCTAGTTATAACAAGCTCTCAGTGCTCTATGGCTACATTGAGGGCTGCATCAAGTTTCCAGCAGGGACAGGTGTTTGGCCTGCATTCTGGATGCTCTACACGACAGTGCAACAGATCAACGAAATTGACATCTGCGAGATCTTTGAGACGGCAACCTCACTCAATTGTGGTGTGCACTTCCCTGGTGGTGCAACGCATGATGGCGGTCCCTATACGGTGGTCGATATGAGTGCAGGCTACCACTACTATGCAGTAGACTGGCAACCTGGCTATGTGGCGTTCTATTTTGATGGCGTGCCCCTGTTTCGTACTGAGAACCCGTCTGAGATCCCCAATCAACTCATGTACATCCTGGCAAACATCGCAGTCAGTGGCGTGGCTGTCAATGACCACATCCCGGCAGATAGCCAATTCCCGATAGACATGCACATCAAGTACATTAGGATCTGGCAGGGCTATCCATCCGCGTCCACTCCCTACCAGCTCGTCAAGACAGTCACGCAGAACTATGCGAGCTATGATGTGGCAGTCCAGTTGGACGGCGCAAGCAATCACTACTACTTGAATGATGCCAGTGGGACGACAGCAGTTGACTCGATTGGTGGTAAGAATGGCACCATCACTGGTGGCGTCACCCTTGGTCAGACACCCATCATTGGTGATGGCTCAAAGAGTATGCTGTGTGATGGTGCAACGGGCTATATTGCACTTCCGAACACAGTAAATCCAGCAGGATGGAGTGCAATCACCGTTGAATTGTGGTTCATGAACCCGACCAAGGCCGGTCGTATCATGTCGAATGGTCACACCGACCAGGATAATACCGGGTTTCAGCTAGCACTCAACTCACTTACACAGGGACTCACAAGCCTTGCAACCACAGCCAAGACCTCTAACCTCTATTGGGCTGCTAGCTTTACCACAGGTGTGCCGAATCACTATGTGCTGGTCTACACCGGATCGAATGTCTATGCCTATCTCAACGGTGTGCAGGTGGGTTCCGACACGCTCACAGGCACCATCGTAGCAAGTAGCAATGCCATCAACATCGGGCGTGGCGGCTATGGTAACGACTACTATGCCGGGCTTCTAGGGCATGTCTCGATTTATCCAAGTCTGGCACTCACTGCAACGCAGGTCCAGAGCCACTACAATGCAGGTCTTGCGAGCATCAATAGTGTGGCTTCGCTGAGCATCACACCGACTGCTGCCACCGTGACAGGCACTATCCCAACCTATGACATTGGCGATCTGGTGCGCTGTAGTGGCACGTTTACCTCTGGTGGTAGTGCCATTGATCCTGCTACCGTTGTGGCGCGTGTGAAGGCTCCAGATGGCACGATATCGACCTATGAGTATGGCACCGATGGCGCATTGCTCAAGGATGGCATAGGCACGTATCACGTTGATATCTTCCCGAATCAAAGCGGCGCATGGTCGTATAGGTTTGAAGGGACTGGATCATTGGGTGAAGCAGTGGAAACGGTGTTCAATGTGCGAGCTAGCACGATAGTGTAGGAGGCAAGCATGAGCACACCTAACCTACCACCCTTCTCACATCGCATGTGCGAAGTGCTCTATGCCTTCTTTGCAAGTGAGAGACCATACGAGATATACGGCAATATCACCGATGATGACAATGAAGAGCAGGATAACACATTCGATACTGATGTTAAAGCGTTAAAGAACTATTTCAAGCAAAGGAGCACCACCATGCAAACGATAGAGCAGGTAGTACAGCAGCAGAAACAGCGTATCACGTGTGAGACCACTGGCAAACTCATTGCAACAGTGACTGAGCAGGGTTTGTCTATTTGGTGCATGTATCAAAAGCGTGCAGAGTTGATCACGTGGGAACAGTTGGACGCTCTTAGAGCCAAGTGTGAGGGCGTCCCTGGTGGGCAGAGTGAGGCGTGCTAGGGATTCTTCTTGCTTCTAAAAAGTTCGTGAAGCATGAATTTGTAATGTTGTTATGCTGTACTCTTGCGTATACAAATTTGTTGTGGTATTATCAGATATAAGTAGAACTATATATAGATAACGCAGAGCCTAGTGGGTCAAGAATCCAGGGGGCCGCATTCCGTAAAGACGGGATCGCGGCCTGTTTTTATGCGCCGCATCCTCCTAAATCCAGAGGCGCATAAATGACGAAGATAAGCATCTATCCCGCCAATCTAGAGGAGATCTGCCGCTCCCTCAACATTGAGCGCTCCATCACACAAAAAGAACGTGATGCCATCGCAGATGAAGACTTTGCTGGTCCTCACCATAGCTTCCCCATCGATTCGCAAGAACACCTTGATGCTGCTGCAAAGCTCATTGGTCATGCCGATGATCCTGCTGCTGTGAAACGAAAAGCCATCGCCATCGCCAAGAGGAAGGGCTTTAAGTTGCCAGAAAGTTGGCAAGAGGACGACGGCAAGGATGACGAC